ATCTATAAAAATATTGTTTTTATACTCTACATTGATTCGGCATTAACTCTGCAATTTGTGGGGTAATTAATGTCAATTATGAAAAAAACATCCAATCATTATACTAAGTAGACTTATTAATTACATTGTGTGCTTTTTACATGCGTAACTAATATTTGCTCATTCCCACAATTTTAACATGTTATCTTCATCCAGTTTTTCCCACGATCATCATCATAACGATCAGTTTGCTGTTGTGTTTTATGCCCAAGTAGCTTCCTAGTATCTATCCCTTGTTCTTTGTACAGGCGTTCAGATAAAGACCTTTGCTCATGGAATGTGGCAGGTGAGCCATCCCCCCAGTCAATCCCTGCTAAATCCCGTGCTTTACTAAAATTCATCGTCAATGTATTGGATTTAACCTGTGCACCACGTTTTGCCTGTGAGGTTGAACGGAAAAAATGCACTAAGTATGGACTGACTGCATAATCACGGCAGCGGACTACTACATCGCGTAAACTCCAGCTAATCGCGTTGAGACGAAGGGAAAGCGGGATTGCGATTTTGCTCCCGGTCTTTTCCTGAATAACATGGAGATGATCATCCCAAATATCACTAAATTTCATACGCGAGATATCACCTAACCTCTGGCCAGTAACCAGTGCTAACAGCATGGCATTCCCCATATAACGATGACTGGCATCTGCGATATCAAAAATTTTTTGCCATTCTTCAAGACTTAACCGTTGTCGGGTAATTTTTCTTCTGGGTTGCTTCGTTGCAAGAGCAGGGTTATACCCTGGTGGAACTTCGCCGTAATGCTGTGCTTCTTTAAACACATCGATCAATACAGACCTTACGACCTGGGCCATTCTAGGCTGTCCAGCAGAGATATACTCATCAAGTAATTGTGCTATATCTCTGACATCAACGGCTGATATCAACTTCAGTCCTGCTCGTTCCCTGAGCAAGGATACTGGTTTGGCTTTCTGTTTATAAGTGTTGAGCTTTATATCGCCACTTTTCAGTCTGTCTTCCTGGATTGCTTGATAGCGATCTAACCAGGTTGACGTTGTGATTGCTTTTCCTTTGCTGGTTGCGATCCTGTCACTGATAGCTAGAATCTGCCGGGTTCTTTGCTCAGCTAGGCGTGTATTGGCCTCAGTGGCAATAGCAATGGCTTCAGCTTCGTTTGTGCCCAAAGAATGAAACTTCCCGGTCACTGGATGCTTATATCGCCAATAAACTTTATTTACTTTTCTGCTATAGAGCGGATACAAGTTCGGGACTGAAACATTATTCTTACGTGGTCTGGCTGCCATTACTTAAAATCCTTTGTAGAATAATAGAATCACTTTTCTTAATGACAGGAGTAACTAATTCTCCAACTAACTCTGCGTCCTCACGTACTCGCCATAGTCGACCTTGTTTCATTGCCGGTGGACAAAATAAATTCTGCTTAGCATAACGACGCAATGTGGACACACTTGGAGGGTTACTCCTAAATTTTTCCGCAGCCCATTCCTCAAGTGTCAGCATTTGAAGCATTTTGATAACCTCATTTCTTTTGCTACAAAACTATTTCACTAGTTAATTTCGCAGTTAGGATTGCTTATGCATCTTATGCAGCTCTTTAAAACGTTCCATAAACATCCCGTAGGCATGGCCCGGTGCCAGTGGAATCACGTTGAACATCTCTGTTGCCTGGATACCTTCCAGTACAGGCCAGAAAGAGCCATCATCAAGCCCGAGATCGCGGCGTTCGGTTGCCAGCATGATGAGATCGGCATATTTCACAGGCGTGCTCATAACCGGGGGTAACCCGTATTTCTCACGGATTATGGTGTCTATTTTTTCTTCCATCCGTTTATAGTCAGGAAGAAGGCGTTTCAGTGGTGCGGGGATGTCCTGGCAATACGCTTCTGTTGCATCATGCATTAACGCTTCAAAAGCAAATTCCTGCGGTACCAGCTGGCTGCAAAGCACCGCATGTTGGGCGACGCTGTAGAAGTGCGAAAGATGACCGGCAAAGCGACAGATATTTGAAAGGGAAACCGCGATATCGTTAATATCGATGTCGTCTTTATTTATCCTGTCATAATAAAAATGCTTCCCAGAAAAAGTTTTAATAAATGACATTTTGTTCTCCTCGTTATATGCGCTGCACCGCGCTGAATTTGGGTTAAAGAAAACCCTCGCCATCAGGCGATTATTGAGTCAATTACGTTTCCATAAATGCCCCCGCAGGGGCATTTGCAGTAATGAAATCAGGCGGTGAAAGTACCAATAAAGGTTTCTACTTTGCTGTCCTTGAATTTCTCAACAAGCAGATCACGAAATTCGTTAGCCATTTCTTCCTGCACTGCTTCCAGCTGAATAATGCGCAGAACCAGTACAGGACGATCGCCAGTGATAATGCTGAGGCGTAATTTAAATGGACGTTCTTTCAGGCCTTCAAACGGAACGCATTTAAATTCAAATGCCACTGGCATAATGTCTTTGGTCTTCGCTTCGACAGACTCCATCAGGGAGCGTTTGCCGCTGAAGTCATTATCTTCAAAATCAGCGGTCTGGTTTGCTTCAATCGTGATTTTACGGACAGCCGCAGCCGCTTTTGTTGCCTGAATAGCGTCACCATTAGCATCAAAGCCCACAAGGTAGTCGGCCCAGTCTTCAATCCATTCTGCCAGTGACTTCTGGGAATTACGCTCGCCATTAACAGACAACAGAGCAGAGAACGGTGCTGTCTTTTTCAGTTTGAGAGTGGCGGTGTTATCGGCGTGACCTGGTTCATCAATAGTACCCAGGTTAAGAACACTGACGGCACGCATATTATCAGCATCGATAAAGCAGCGGGTGCCTTCATCTGCAAGATCTTTAGAATAACAGGTAAAGTCATCGATGCTGGCAGTGGAAAGCGCACCACGGAAACGGAAGCGATTTAAATTAAATTTTTCCAGATCATGAATGCGGAAATTCTCAGGTAATGCCACTGCGTCGGCACCAATCTTACTGATAATTTCATTAACACCCTGAGCAGAAATAAGGGCATGGATTTGATTAATTGCGGTTGCGTCTAAGTTCTGAGACATAATAAGTCCTCACTATATAAAGATATTCAGTGATGAGGTAAATAATTAGTTTATTAAGAACGATATTAACGACCTGCTGCGCGGAGTTTTCCGTCAGGTTCACCGGCAAGAGTCAGTAATTGTCCCTGGTCTTCCTGCAGAATAGTCAGGCGACCACCGCGATTGACATACATCGGCGTTTCGGTGGTGTCTTCTTCGGAAATTTTCCCGCGGTTAGTTGGGCGAACATATGAGAGTTTGTGTTTGATTTTCACACGGTTCTCATCAAACGGTTCGATTTCCAGATTGAGTGAGACCTTCCCTTTGGTTTTCGTGTTCATCACACCGGAAGCGACTTCACTGAGAACTGCGCCGATTTTGGTTTCAAATACGCCGCCGTCCAGCTCCCCGATAAATGCCTGCACATCAGTACTGCGTTCGCTAGCCATTTTGCTGCTCCTCATCATATCGACCCTGCAAGGCCGATTAGTTTCTCCACAAAACAGAGAAGAACACCTGCGGTGGCAGCCGCCCGGATGGATTGGGTTATGAGCCCGTCGTCCGGTGATGCTCTTCTCTGTTTTGTAAAAAGGACGGTACCAGCCGGAAGCAAGAGTACAAACTGGTACCGCCAAGACTACACACAGCATAAAGTTGTGGTGCCGGGTGCCTCCCGGTGCCTGGCGAAGGTTGCACACCAGGCGGGTGGGTATCCACAGAAGGTCGACTGTCAGCCTCAACCTTAACCCGCGTGCGCTGAGCCGCATTCACCACAACGCTAAGAATTCTCTCTGGTTGAAAATACTTAGCTGTTATGTGCCTGCTTTTAGCCACATCAGGCGAGGTGGACCTGGTTATTCCCCAACAACAAGGATTCGGTTAATCTGGTTATCCCCAACAACGCAAAAGGAAAAGAAATGTCCGGTAATATCTATACGCTGTACAAATCCCACTGTGAAAATGTTGGAAAGTATCGGGGCATTGAAATCAGTGGGGTAGTGTCATCAGTCGAAATAAGCAAAGTTGAATCAAGGGCAACATTACTTACTCTTCTGGACCTTGTCTTACATGAGCACCGGAAGAAATTCGGCACTCCCTATAATCAGTTGAATGGGAAAAAGGCTCTGGTTCACCTTATTCTGATGAAGCATCACTGGATGCCAAAACAGATTAATGAGATGAAATTTGATGAACTTCTTCTTTCAATTCAGGATGAACTCACACTTGATAAAATAAGCGTAACCGCCCAGAAATTTTTAGATTATCGAGACTGGAGATCACAAATTCATCACTTTGATGATTTTGACGAAAATGAATGGGATCCTAATTTGTCTGCACAATATCTAAAGTAACATCCTGTGATAAAACCGTGATTTCCTGATCCAGTTTTTTTAAGGAGTCTATTGTTTCCTGTCGATAAGACAGCACTTCACGAAGCTGGTTTATAGCTGCCAGCTTCTTTGCCATCCACTCGTAAATTTCCTCATTTGTGTATCCGGGCGCGACGATTTTTGGTTCTGTTTTGTGCATTTCACACCTCCTCAAGTTATCAGTTACTTGTTGATGGGGACCAGATTGTTAAAGAGCTAAGCGTCCTGTAGGGCGCTTTTTTGTTGCTAACGAATCATCCTGGACTTCATATGCCCCAGGCGGCTACTTCGTGGGCGTCCTGCCTGTTCGTTATCTTTGATATAAAATCTAACTTAACTTAGTTGTTATGGCAAGAGAAAACACCAAACTTTTCTTAGTTCGGTGCCTTAGTTAGAGAAGAGAGGTCTTAGAGTTCGTATTGAACTCCTTTGACTACACCAATGATAAGGCAATTACCATTGATAGGGATGTTGGGATACCGAGGATTTAATGGCACTAAAAACTTTTGAGGGCCATCGATGACTAATTTTTTTACTGTAGCTTCGTTTGTTCCATCAAGTCGAGCGATGACTATTTTTCCATGACGAGGTTCTGCATCTGGATCTACAATCACTGTTGCGCCTTCTGGTATTGTTGGGAGGCCATTAGGGTTAGTCATGGAGTCACCTTTAACCTCTAATGCAAATGAGTTATCACCAATCTTTAATGATGTATCTACCCACTTGTCCACTTCACTAAACACTTCTGCTGCCCTGCACTCAGTAAACTGCCCAGCCTGAACCCACGATATTACAGGAACTCTGCGCATGTTTGTGACGAGTTTGCCTTCAAACTCAGCACCATAAAGAATGTAATCTATTGACGTATTGAAGAACTTCGCTAATTTCGAAAGTGCCTCCCCACCAGGGGTATTGATGTCTTTCTCCCAGTACCCCACAGCAACGTCGCTTACTCCACAAAATTTACCCAATTCTTTCTGGGACGTTCCGGTAACTCTTCTCAGAGCTTTTATACGCTGACCAACCGTTTCCATAGGAGCACCATTTCTTGAATTGCTAAGTAATCTTAGTTTTTATTGACCAAAGATAGATTTGTAATTAGCATCTAATAAAACTTAGTTTGGAGGGCGTATGACAACTGACGATATCGAAAGCTACTTCGGCAGTATTGAGAAAGTTGCTGCTTTTTTCGGCATAACAACTGAAGCCGTTTATCAGTGGCGAAACCGTCCGGGCCAGTTAATTCCAAAAGGACGTGCAGCAGAAGCTGCATATAGAACTTGCGGACGGTTGCCATTTAAACCTGAGCTTTATGAAAAATCTAATGGATAAATCGATTAACAGAAACCACAGAACGATGAGGCTAACCGTGGGTAAGCATCACTGGAAAGTAGAAAAACAGCCTGAGTGGTACGTGAAAGCTGTCAGAAAAACTATCGCAGCGTTGCCGGGTGGTTACGCTGAAGCAGCTGACTGGCTGGATGTAACAGAAAACGCATTATTTAACCGCCTTCGTGCCGATGGCGATCAGATTTTCCCGCTGGGATGGGCAATGATTTTGCAACGTGCTGGTGGAACTCACTTCATTGCTGACGCTGTGGCGCAGTCTGCAAATGGCGTCTTTGTGTCTCTTCCTGACGTCGAGGATGTGGACAACGCCGATATTAACCAGCGCCTGCTGGAAGTCATTGAACAGATTGGCAGTTATTCCAGACAGATTCGTTCGGCAATCGAAGACGGTGTGGTGGAACCGCATGAGAAGACAGCAATTAACGACGAGCTGTATCTCTCAATTTCGAAGCTGCAGGAGCATGCAGCACTGGTCTACAAAATCTTTTGCATTTCAGAAAGTAATGACGCCCGCGAGTGTGCAGCTCCGGGCGCCGTGGCGTGTCGTGACTGTGGAGAAACTAACGCATGAACAGTTTAACAACACACTACCGTCGCTCGCAACTGATTGCGCTTCCTGTACCGGGTGGAAAAGCGAAGGTGGAGTATTGCTATGCAGTTAATGTACCAGGTGACAGGGAAATTGTAACCCACAGCTTTGCTGAGTGGGCTGTGGGTGATTTCAACCGGCAGAAGGAGACAGTCCTTTGCGACAAGTTAACCGCTGGTTCAAAGATCACTACGGAGTGCCCGTCAGAGTCATTCGTTGGGAGCCGGAAACACAACGGGTTATCTACCTCCGCGAAGGCTATGAGCATGAGTGCTTCAGCCCGCTCGAACAGTTTCGTCGTAAATTCAGGGAAATAGAGGTCGGTCATGAGCACTAAATTAACCGGCTATGTATGGGATGGTTGCGCTGCATCAGGCATGAAATTATCCAGCGTGGCAATTATGGCCCGCCTGGCTGATTTCAGTAATGACGAAGGTGTGTGCTGGCCATCAATTGAAACCATTGCCCGTCAGATTGGCGCGGGGATGAGTACCGTCAGGACGGCTATCGCACGGCTGGAAGCAGAAGGCTGGTTAACGCGTAAGGCGCGTCGCCAGGGTAACCGCAATGCGTCGAATGTTTATCAGCTTAACGTTGCGAAGCTTCAGGCAGCGGCATTTTCTCAACTGTCAGATTCTGACCCGTCAAAATCTGACGCATCAAAATCTGACCCGTCAAAATTTGATGCGTCGAAATCTGGCAAAAAAGCGGGTTTTCATCCGTCAGAATCTGGCGGGGATCCGTCAGTAAAATCAAAACATGATCCGTCAGATAAAAAACCTTCTCGTCCGGACGCTTCGCAACCGGACACGCAGACGGATGAACAGGATTTTTTAACTCGCCATCCTGATGCGGTTGTATTCAGCCCTAAAAAGCGCCAGTGGGGAACGCAGGATGATTTGACCTGCGCACAGTGGCTCTGGAAAAAAATCATCGCCCTGTACGAGCAAGCCGCCGAATGTGACGGCGAGGTGGTTCGTCCCAAAGAACCGAACTGGACAGCCTGGGCAAACGAAATTCGCCTGATGTGTGTGCAGGATGGTCGTACTCACAAACAAATCTGCGAGATGTACAGCCGCGTCAGCCGCGATCCGTTCTGGTGCCGTAACGTGCTCAGCCCGTCGAAGTTGCGGGAAAAATGGGATGAGCTTTCCCTGCGCTTATCACCGTCCGTCAGCACGTACACCGAAAAACGCGAAGACCCGTACTTCAAATCCAGTTACGACAACGTGGACTACAGCCAGATCCCGGCAGGATTCAGGGGGTGATCATGAGTCTTTTGAATGAAGTTCAGAAATTCATTGAAGCCCATCCGGGATGTACTTCCGGAGACATTGCGGATGCTTTTGCAGGTTACTCACGGCAGCGCGTTCTGCAGTCAGCAAGCAAGTTACGTCAGAGTGGGCGTGTGGCTCACCGTTGTGAAGGAGATACACGCAGACATTTCCCGCGCCTGACTGAGAGAGCGCAGGAACCGGAACCACAACCAGTTCGAGAAACCAGACCTGTGCGCAATTTCTATATCGGCACTAACGATCCACGGGTGATTTTGTGCCTGACCCGCCAGGCTGAAGAACTGGAGTCCAGGGGCTTATACCGTCGTGCTGCAACCGTGTGGATGGCGGCATTCCGTGAAAGCCACTCCCAGCCAGAACGAAACAATTTTCTGGCGCGTCGTGAGCGGTGCTTACGGAAAAGCAGCAAGCGCGCTGCATCGGGTGAAGAGTGGTATCTGTCAGGGAATTACGTGGGGGCTTAATGAGTAATAAATATTGCCAGGCGCTGGTGGAACTGCGGAACAAACCAGCCCATGAACTGAAGGAAGTGGGCGATCAGTGGCGCACGCCGGACAACATTTTCTGGGGAATTAACACCCTGTTTGGCCCGTTTGTTCTGGATCTGTTTACTGACGGTGATAACGCCAAATGTGCCGCGTATTACACGGCGGAAGATAACGCGCTGGCGCATGACTGGTCAGAACGTCTTGCGGAGCTTAAAGGTGCTGCCTTTGGTAATCCCCCATACAGCCGCGCCAGTCAGCATGAGGGGCAATACATCACCGGCATGCGTTACATCATGAAACATGCCAGTGCCATGCGTGATAAGGGCGGGCGCTATGTTTTCCTGATCAAAGCTGCCACCAGCGAAGTGTGGTGGCCGGAAGATGCGGACCATATTGCTTTTATTCGCGGGCGTATTGGTTTTGAACTGCCTGCCTGGTTTATCCCGAAGGATGAGAAGCAGGTGCCGACAGGCGCTTTCTTCGCTGGTGCTATTGCTGTTTTCGACAAGACCTGGAAGGGACCGGCAATCAGCTACATCGGGCGCGATGAACTTGAGGCATGTGGTGAAGCCTTTCTGGTGCAGGTTCGCCAGCAGGCGGAAAAACTGGTCAGGGAGATGGCGGCATGACGACGTTAACTCAATGCCAGCAGCAGGTGCTGGATATGCTGATTTCTTACCAGAAAGAGCGTGGCTTTCCGCCAACCAATCAGGAGGTGGCAACCATGCTGGGATACCGTTCAGTGAATGCAGCGGTAGAGCATCTTCGTGCACTGGAGAAAAAAGGCGTCATCACGATAAAGCGTGGCGTGGCCCGGGGGATAACGCTTCATACCGCGGTGAAGGACGACGACAGCGAGGCGGTCGGGATTATCCGCGCACTGCTTGCCGGTGAGGAAAACGCCAGGCTGCGTGCAGCCCACTGGTTACATGAGAGAGGCCTGAAAGTATGAAGCTGATCTTGCCTTTCCCGCCCAGCGTGAACACGTACTGGCGACACCCCAACAAAGGGGCGTTTGCTGGTAAGAGTCTGATAAGCGCGGCGGGGCGAAAATTCCAGAGCGCGGCGTGCGCAGCAATAGTTGAGCAGTTACGTCGTCTGCCGAAACCAACGTCGGCACCTGCTTCAGTGGAGATCGTGTTGTTTCCTCCGGATAACCGGATCCGCGATCTGGACAACTATAACAAGGCGCTGTTTGACGCCCTGACCCACGCGGGTGTGTGGGAAGACGACAGTCAGGTGAAAAGAATGCTGGTGGAGTGGGGACCGGTTATCCCGGGAGGGAAGGTCGAGATCACTATCAGTAAGTACGAGAAAACGGCGGGTGCAGCCGCCTGATTAAGAGGAGAAACGAAGTATGAATAATCTGATGGTCATTGATGGTATTGAAGTTCGTCGTGATGCTTATGGGCGTTACAGCCTGAACGATCTGCACAGGGCAGCCGGGGGAGAACAAAAAAACCGCCCGAAATACTGGCTCTCCAATAAGCAAACCTGTGAATTGATTGAACAACTTTTCACCGAGGGTGGAATTCCGCCTCTGGAACAAAATCAACCAGTTAGCGTCATTAATGGCGGAAATAACCAGGGAACGTATGTCTGCAAAGAACTGGTGTATGCCTATGCAATGTGGATCAGCCCGTCATTCCATCTGAAGGTGATCCGTACTTTCGATATGGTAACCAGCACACCGGAAAAATTATCCGGGCAGGCTGCTGACAAGATGCAGGCTGGCGTGATCCTGCTGGACTTTATGCGCCGGGAGTTAAACCTGTCTAACTCTTCAGTGCTTGGTGCCTGTCAGAAACTCCAGGAGGCTGTTGGCTTACCGAATTTGGCACCGCGCTATGCCATTGATGCTCCTGCTGACGCGCCTGATGGCTCAAGCCGCCCCACGCTGTCACTGAGTGCACTGCTGAAGCAGTATGGTATCCGCCTAACAGCTAATCAGGCATATCACCAGATGGTGAAACTGGGGATCGTCGAGCAGCGCGAACGATACAGCCGTACCGCGATTAACAACATCAAAAAATTCTGGTCGCTGACAGCGAAAGGCTGCATGTTCGGCAAGAACATCACCAGTCCCGCAAATCCGCGCGAGACGCAGCCGCACTTCTTCGAATCCCGATTCCCTGAGCTGTTAAAGCTGCTCGATACCGTTCATTGAGGTGACCGTGAGAGCACTACTGACCCCTGAAATTGCCCCGCGTATGGGGATCGTATTGTTCAGACCAGGTTCAGAGCTGATGCCCCTGTTTATGCAGGGGCGTGTCCTGCTGGAGCCTGAGCCGGAACGTTATTCATCTTTCGCCAGTGGTGCCGTTCCGGCGGCATCACAACCGCTGGCGGATGATCCTGCCGTTCAGGCCGTGTTCCGCAATGAGGCAGTGATCCGTCGTGCTGGTGGCGTGGAATGTCTTGAAAGCTGGTTACTTCGTGAAAAAGGCTGCCAGTGGCCTCATTCCGACTGGCACAGCGAGAACATGACCACAATGCGACACGCTCCGGGCGCAATCCGTCTGTGCTGGCACTGCGATAACCAGCTGCGCGATCAGTTCACGGAACGGCTGGAATCAATGGCAACGGATAACTGTGCCCGCTGGGTGTTGTCTGTTGTGCGTCGGGATCTCGGTTTTGATGACAGTCACGTTGTGACAATGCCGGAACTGTGCTGGTGGCTGATTCGTAATGATCTGGCGGATGCCTTACCGGAAAGTGCAGCCCGTAAGGCACTGAGATTACCGAAGCCTGTTGTGCCGTCTGTTACCCGGGAAAGTGACCTTGTGCCTTCGGTTCCTGCCACCAGCATCATCCAGGATAAGGCGAAAAAGGTGCTGGCGCTGAAAGTGGATCCGGAGTCGCCGGAGTCTTTTATGTTACGCCCAAAACGTCGCCGCTGGGTTAATGAAAAGTACACGCGCTGGGTTAAGACACAGCCGTGTGCATGTTGTGGAAAGCCTGCTGATGATCCCCACCACTTGATAGGCCACGGTCAGGGTGGGATGGGTACAAAAGCGCATGACCTCTTTGTGTTGCCTTTGTGCAGAAAGCATCACGACGAGCTGCATGCGGATACCGTGGCATTTGAAGAGAAGTATGGCTCCCAGCTGGAGCTGATATTTCGTTTTATCGATCGTGCGCTGGCAATTGGCGTGCTGGCCTGATTTTGTGGAGAAAGTTGATGCGTGATATGTATGAAGTGATGGATCGTTGGGGAGCTTGGGCTGCTTCAGACAATAGCGGAGTGGACTGGCAACCGGTAGCCGCTGGCTTCAAGGGGCTTTTACCTCATGGCAAAAAGTCCCGGATTCAGTGTGATGATGATGAGGGGCTCATGATCGATGGGTGCGTAGCTAGATTAAGAAAGTACAAACCAGAAGAGTATGAATTAGTTATAGCCCATTTTGTGGTAGGGATTTCATTGCGAGCCATTGCTAAGAAGAGAAAGTGTTCGGATGGGACTATCAGGAAAGAGTTGCAAACATCGCTTGGTTTCATTGAAGGCATTGTTTGCACTCTTGCCTGTTAACTATTCTTAACTGTCTTCTAGTTATATTGGGCGCTTTGAATTCGATTTAAAGCGTCTTCCACTTATCCCTGAAATCCAAATGTCTTCCTCAAGAAAGTCAAGAAGGGCTTTTATTTCTTTTTTTGATGAAGGCATGACAATTTTCTCAACACCGCCAACTATTATGGTTTGTAAGGGGAAATTGACTTTAGCAGCTTCGGATTTAAACTTTGACATATTTTGGGGTGTTAGCATCCCAGTCTGATTTATTAGTGTTACTTTATTTCTTATCACTGTATCTGCAACGGATTTTAGATCAAAACCTTGGGGAGTAGAAAATACACTAAGTTGACTAAATGCATTAAGTTCTTGGTCAGTAGCAGCAGAAAAATAGGACGACATGTCAAAAATGCTTCTTAGATTAAAGAAACTCTTAAATCGTATTGTATCATTGATAATTATTGCAACTAGTTTATCATCAACATTAAAACCGATGCTATTAGCTTTACTAAAGGTAGTTTTGCTTGCAAAAAGCTTTCCAAAGAATGATTTTGAGGTATCTAAGATTTGTTTTTTGTTGAAGGTTTGTAGCGCAATAATATTGGGGTTTGCTGGCGCGTCAACACCAACAAATAATGCTTTAATATAACCAATATCAATTTGGCTGGGATCCCAGACAGGCACGGCGGTAGGCCTATTGACTGCGTCAATCAGGCGTGCAGAATCAGTAAAGTTTTGTATTTCAAAACACTCACTATGTTTTGGTGTATAACCGGCATAGAATGGTATCATATTGTTATGATGACTTTCAAAATATTGACGCTGTTGTTGGAAAATGGCCGTAACAGAAGTACTTGCTGTTGCATCAAGTTCGACTCTAACAATTCTCGTTGCAATTGTATTATCTATTACTGCAAAAAGTGCCATGGTTATTATCCTTTAACATGTAGAAATGTGTAGTCTGTTAATTGAATAACTGTAAATTTGATATCTTTAATATCAGTAATGACTGATTTAGAAATCAATACAAAACCTACGCCGGTGTCATCTTCAGCTTCGTAAAATTTATAACCGATAAGTGACAATACTGGGTTAAAGTTATAGTTCTCGGAAAAGCTGATGTAAAATAACAATGACAAATAAAAGAATAACGCATATGCTTTATTTTCAGCAATAGAGTCTGTTCCTAGGAGAGGGAATAAATAGCTTAAGAAATAATTAGTTACTTCTTTGTTAGCGGGAGAAACTGAACTAATATTTTTTGTCAGAGGTTCAAGTTGTTTCTCAGCATATTGAATCAGGCCTATTGCTAATAACCAACTTGCTATGCCAACGCATAAGCTATATTGCATCAGCCAAACCGTATCTTTTACATATCCAATAAAAAATAGAGTTGCGCAAACAGGTGCAATTGAGCTTGCTGTTAATAATAAGCGTGCTAATTTGTTCATCATGATATCCTTTGTACTGTTTATGCATACAGCACTTTACATCATGTACTCCAAAGTATCTATCTTGTGAAGAATCTTACACTAAATACTACAGAAAAAGTTAACGCGTACGCAAAAAGTATTATATCGTGTTAAGAGTGGTTACTTCGCCACACAGCTTAAACCCGCCATTGAGCGGGTTTTGTCGTTTTTGGGCCTAGGGATTCGTTGGGCCTGGTCTATCCCGCAGTTATCCATTGGCTCGGCTTCTTTGACGTTTCCGCTTCTGATTTGCGGTACATGATGTTCCCTCAATTTGCACCTCCTGTATTGCGAGGTGAGAGATAACTACAAATGCCTCATAACCCAAATACATGGCTGGAGTTGGTCCAGAGCTGGTGGCGTGGAGACACACCGCTGGGCGCAGTGATTATGTCGATCGTTATGGCTGGTTTGCGCATTGCCTATTTTGGCGGTGGTGGGGGCTGGAAACGAAAAACGCTTGAGATTTTGCTCTGTGGTGCTCTGACGTTGACCTTTGCATCCGCGCTTGAGTATGTCGGATGGCCTAAATCGCTTTCTGTTGCCATTGGTGGTGGCGTTGGGTTGATCGGTGTCGATGCTATTCGTGGGGCTGCAATGAGAGTAATCGGTAATAAGTTTGGTGGCTCTAAGGAGTAATTTATGCAGGTACTAAATTCCCAGCGTAAAGCTTTCCTTGATATGGTGGCTTGGTCAGAAGGAACGGATAACGGACGACAACCGACACGTAACCACGGTTATGACGTTATTGTCGGTGGTGAACTCTTCACTGATTACTCCGATCACCCTCGCAAACTTGTCACGCTAAACCCGAAACTCAAGTCAACAGCCGCCGGACGTTACCAGCTTCTTTCACGCTGGTGGGATGCTTACCGTAAACAGCTTGGCCTGAAAGATTTTTCTCCAGAAAGCCAGGACGCTGTAGCTCTGCAGCAGATTAAAGAGCGTGGCGCTTTACCGATGATTGACCGTGGCAATATTCGTCAGGCAATCGACCGTTGCAGCAATATCTGGGCGTCATTACCTGGTGCAGGTTACGGTCAGTATGAACATAAAATCGGTGACCTGATTGCCCGATTTAAAGAGGCTGGTGGGGTGGTAAATGAAGTTGAGCTATAAGCTGGTTATCGCTGCATTCTTCTTTACTGTCATCGGTTCTTTCATCTGGTCTGCCAACCACTACTACAGCAAATATCAGCACGAAAAGAAACGTGCTGATGAGGCTGTACAAAATGCTGAATCTGCAACAGCCATTACCCGTAACGTCCTGCAATCACTGCAAATCGTCAATACAGTTATAGAGGTTAACCAGCATGCAAAACAGCAGATCGCACTGGAGTCACAGAGAACCCAGAAAGATATCAAAGTGGCTGTTGCGGATGATGGTTGTGCTGCACGCCTTGTGCCTGCTGCCGCTGCTGAGCGGTTGCGGAAGTACGCGGACAGTTTACGTGAGCACTCCGGCTACAACATTACCGACTAGTCTGACTTCTGAAACACCTGTACCGTTCATACCAAATCCTCTGACTTATGGTGCCAGCCTGGAGCTGAATGTGAGTCTGTTGTCTGCACTGGCTAACTGCAATCGGGATAAAGCTGATATTCGTAAAATAGATGCAGAGAGAACTAACCATTAAGCAATAAAATTGTCAAATTAATCAGTTGTCAAATGAATATACGTTAAAGGTATATGTCGACATAATTTCACCAAGTACCTCAATACATATACTTTTTTTATGAAAGATACTGGGGAAGGAACTTAGCTCTTCAAGGCATTGCACATAAGTGCTGATATCACTTGCATCACGTTCAAGGAATTTCACTTGGCCAAAAGAAGGAGTATTAATCCTAGTTCTTTGCTGGATTATATGGATAAAATGTGTAGTTGGTGAAACTATTACTCTTGAAATATCGAAAATGATGTCTTCTTGAACTTGCCGATAAAGTAAATCCTTTGGGTAATGGTGTTTGATCTCGATGGTTGCAACATTGCCATTATGTTCAGACGTTAATATCGACTGGTTATAAAGTGATATGTCAACAGCGCCGATACCGAGTTTTGGATGCTCACTTAAAGCAGTTAGTGTGCTGATTTGATTGAGAATAACAACTAACTCATCACGTATTTGAGTTTCATGTTTGCGATTGTAGAAGTAGCAATTCAGTTCATTTAACTTTTTATGCATCCTATCGTGACTAATTGCTTCGATCAGTAAATCCTGAATCATACTTTTCTCTAGGTAATCCGAACGGTTGTAAGTGACAGTATTGTGCTGGCATGTCATTAGTATGTAAAGGTATTGTGAATGCCAGCAAGATAACGAAGTATCATCGATAGAAAAACTTTACGGCCCACTCGTAAACCGCTTTGTAAATCGGTTCATGGTAAATACTATCGATACTATTCAGATGTGCGATCATCGCCTCCACAGTTGTAGTGGTTGTTTCTAATATTTCGATTATTGCAGGGCGGTCATCATCTTCATCGAAGTATTCGAACAGCAGTACAGGTTTACCATGCCATTCAGCATCTGAGACTCTAAGGTTACAACTACCGCTCAACTCAAAGTGAATTTTGTAATTACCTTCTACAGAATGGCCTACGGGGAAAAAGCATAGGGTGTCATCTTTGTTTAAAAGCCATTCCCATTCATAACTATTCATTTGTGAACTCCTGTTCATTGAGTTTCAACAACTATCAACTACATCCAGCGAAGCATAAAAGATCGTTTATGGCAAAACCGGAGTGGAGTGCGATTCGATTCTGAGAAGGATGCCACGTATCGCACGCGAACCACCCAAGAGGATTATGCAATGCCACCACGAACCCCAAAAGCCTGCCGTGTTCGCGGCTGCCGCCATACCACTACTGACCCGTCAGGCTACTGCGAAAGCCACAAAAGCGAAGGCTGGAAGCAATACAAGCCAGGCCAGTCCCGACACCAGCGCGGTTATGGTTCGAAATGGGATGTTATCCGTGAACGTGTCCTGAAGCGTGACAAAGGCCTGTGCCAGTTGTGCCTGCGTGCTGGTGTGGTGCGTGAGGCGAAAACCGTTGATCACATCATCCCTAAAGCGCATGGCGGCACCGATGCAGACAGTAATCTGCAGAGCCTGTGCTGGCCGTGTCATAAGGCGAAGACGGCCCGTGAACGGCTGAAGTAAGAACCAGTTCCCACTGCCAGAGGGGAGGGGCGGGTCAAATCCCTGTGACCTGACGTCTTCCGGACTGCCCGCCCCATCGTTTTTTTATACCCGCGAAAAATGAAATTTAACCAGGAGTGCCGCATATGGCTGGAACGGCGGGGCGTTCCGGGCGTCGCCCCAAGCCAACGGCGCGCAAGGCGCTGGCCGGAAACCCCGGCAAGCGAGCCCTGAATAAAGATGAACCTGTTTTTACGCCCATCAAAGGTGTTGAGCCACCGGAGTGGTTCGCAGAAGAAAATCTCCCTCTCGCCACGATCATGTGGCAACTGACAACCAAAGAACTCTGCGGTCAGGGCCTGTTGTGCGTGACTGACCTCGCGGTGCTTGAGCGGTGGTGCGTGGCCTATGAGTTCTGGCGACGTGCCGTGAAAAATATTGCCATACAGGGCAACACCATCACCGGTGCAATGGGCGGCAGGGTAAAAAATCCGGAGCTGACCGCCAAAAAAGAACAGGAGTCCGAGATGAGCAGCACGGGGGCAATGCTCGGACTCGACCCCAGCAGCCGCCAGCGTCTGATTGGCCTGGCGGGGCAGAAGAAAGCCACTAACCCGTTTCTGAAAATCATCGAGTCATGAGCCGGAAATCTTACCCCAACGTAAATGCTGCCAATCAGTATGCCCGTGATGTTGTGCGCGGAAAGATTGTGGCCTGCCAGTTTGTGATTCAGGCCTGCCAGCGCCATCTTGATGACCTGATGGCGGAAAAAAGTAAGTCGTTTCGTTACCGCTTCGACAAGGACCTGGCTGAACGGGCCGCCAAATTTATTCAGCTGTTGCCGCACACCAAGGGTGAGTGGGCATTCAAGAGGATGCCCATCACGCTGGAGCCGTGGCAGCTATTTGTGGTCTGCTGTGCGTTTGGCTGGGTCAATAAAGGGTCCCGGCTGCGCCGCTTCCGGGAGGTGTATACCGAAATCCCCCGTAAGAACGGCAAATCGGCAATCTCTGCCGGTGTTGCCCTGTATTGTTTTGCCTGTGATAACGAGTTTGGCGCGGAAGTGTATTCCGGTGCCACGACAGAGAAACAGGCGTGGGAAGTCTTTCGCCCGGCGCGACTGATGTGTAAACGCACACCCATGCTGACGGAAGCGTTCGGGATTGAGGTTAACGCCTCAAACATGAATCGTCCGGAGGATGGCGCGCGGTTTGAACCGCTGATCGGTAACCCCGGTGATGGTTCATCACCCCACTGTGCCGTGGTGGATGAATATCACGAGCACGCCACCGATGCGCTTTACACCACGATGCTTACCGGGATGGGGGCGCGACGTCAGCCACTGATGTGGGCCATTACTACTGCCGGGTACAACATTGAGGGGCCGTGCTACGACAAGCGGCGGGAAGTTATCGAGATGCTCAACGGGTCGGTACCCAACGATGAACTGTTCGGGATCATCTATACCGTTGACGAAGGCGATGACTGGACCGACCCGCAGGTGCTGGAAAAAGCTAACCCGAATATTGGCGTGTCGGTTTATCGCGAATTTTTGTTAAGTCAGCAGCAGCGTGCGAAAAATAACGCCCGTCTGGCAAACGTCTTTAAAACAAAGCACCTCAATATCTGGGTGTCGGCGCGTTCGGCGTATTTCAACCTGGTGAGCTGGCAGAGCTGCGAGGATAAATCACTGACCCTTGAGCAGTTCGAGGGGCAGCCGTGCATTCTGGCCTTTGACCTGGCGCGTAAGCTGGATATGAACAGCATGGCGCGACTTTATACCCGCGAGATTGACGGTAAAACGCATTACTACAGTGTGGCCCCGCGTTTCTGGGTACCGTATGACACGGTGTACAGCGTCGAGAAAAATGAAGATCGCCGGACAGCCGAACGCTTTCAGAAATGGGTGGAAATGGGCGTTCTGACCGTTACCGATGGTGCGGAGGTGGATTATCGCTACATCCTCGAAGAGGTCAAAGCGGCGAACAAAATCAGCCCGGTCAGTGAGTCACCCATCGACCCCTTCGGGGCGACGGGGCTGTCACATGACCTTGCTGATGAAGACCTGAACCCCGTCACCATCATTCAGAACTACACCAACATGTCCGATCCGATGAAAGAGCTGGAAGCGGCGATTGAATCGGGGCGTTTTCATCATGACGGCAATCCCATCATGACCTGGTGTATCGGCAACGTGGTCGGCAAAACCATTCCGGGTAACGATGATGTGGTGAAGCCCGTCAAGGAGCAGGCGGAAAACAAAATCGATGGTGCAGTTGCGCTGATTATGGCGGTTGGCAGAGCCATGCTGTACGAGAAAGAAGACACGCTGTCTGATCACATTGAGTCCTACGGGATCCGCTCGCTTTAACTGAGGTAATTATGATCATGCTGATTCTCGCGCCTCTGGTGGGCGTGCTGGGTGCGCTTTTGCTGGCGTATGGTGCCTGGCTGATTTATCCCCCGGCGGGTTTTGTTGTTGCCGGGGCGCTGTGCCTGTTCTGGTCGTGGCTGGTGGCGCGATATCTCGACCGTACACAGTCGTCTGTCGGCGGAGGTAAATAGTGTTCTTTTCGGGATTATTTCAACGAAAAAGTGACGCACCGGTGACCACGCCAGCAGAGCTGGCGGATGCCATCGGGCTGTCGTATGACACCTATACCGGAAAGCAGATCAGCAGTCAGCGGGCCATGCGACTGACGGCGGTTTTTTCCTGCGTCAGAGTGCTGGCAGAGTCGGTCGGGATGTTGCCCTGCAATCTGTATCACCTGAACGGCAGCCTGAAGCAGAGAGCCACCGGCGAACGTCTGCATAAACTGATCTCCACGCATCCCAATGGCTATATGACGCCGCAGGAGTTCTGGGAGCTGGTGGTCACCTGTCTGTGCCTGAGGGGAAACTTTTACGCCTACAAAGTGAAAGCATTTGGCGAAGTGGCTGAACTGCTGCCCGTCGATCCCGGCTGTGTGGTACCGAAGCTTAACAGTAGCTGGGAACCGGTCTATCAGGTCACATTCCCGGATGGCTCCACGGATGTACTGAGCCAGGAGGATATCTGGCATGTGCGTACGCTGACGCTGGACGGTCTGGTGGGACTGAATCCCATCGCCTATGCCCGCGAGGCAATATCGCTGGCGGCAGCGACCGAAGAGCACGGGGCCAGACTGTTCAGCAATGGCGCGGTGACGTCGGGTGTTTTGCGTACAGAGCAGACGCTGTCGGATCAGGCTTATGAGCGCCTGAAGAAAGATTTTGAGGAGCGTCACACCGGGCTTGGCAATGCTCACCGCCCGATGATCCTTGAGATGGGGCTGGACTGGAAGTCGATGGCGTTGAACGCAGAGGACAGCCAGTTCCTGGAAACCCGCAAGTTTCAGCTTGAAGAAATTTGTCGTCTGTTCCGTGTGCCATTGCACATGGTGCAGAACACCGATCGCGCCACCTTCAACAATATCGAAGAGCTGGGGCTCGGATTTATCAACTATTCACTGGTGCCGTATCTGACCCGCATTGAGCAGCGGATCAACACCGGACTGGTACGAAAAAGTAAGCAGGGTGTTTATTACGCCAAATTTAACGCCGGGGCGTTACTGCGCGGGGATATGAAGTCCCGTTTTGAAGCCTACGCCACCGGGATTAACTGGGGAATTTACTCTCCCAATGACTGCCGCGACCTGGAAGATATGAATCCGCGTCCCGGTGGTGATGTCTATCTCACACCGATGAACATGACCACGAAACCCTCCGATGGCAGTAAAGCCGGTAAGCAGAAGGATAACGCCAATGCAGACGAAACAACGTCTTGATGTACCGCTGAGTCTGAAATCTGTCAGTGACTCCGGTGAGTTTGAAGGATATGGCTCCGTCTTTGGTGTAAAGGACAGTCACGATGATGTGGTGATGTCCGGGGCATTTGCTGCGTCCCTGCGGGCGTGGAGTGACAGAAAAGCGTTACCTGCGCTGCTCTGGCAGCACCGCATGGATGAGCCCATCGGTGTTTACACCGAAATGAAGGAAGACGATGTCGGGCTTTACGTCAGGGGGCGGTTGCTCATTGATGATGATCCCCTGGCAAAACGCGCACATGCACACATGAAGGCCGGTTCGTTAACCGGCCTTTCTATTGGGTACGTCCTGAAGGACTGGGAATACGACCGGACGAAAGAAGCCTTTCTGCTGAAAGAAATCGACCTCTGGGAAGTCAGTCTGGTGACGTTTCCGTCTAACGACGAGGCGCGGATCAGCGACGTCAAGAACGCGCTGGCCCGCGGGGAAATCCCCGAACAGAAAAAAATCGAAAGAGTCCTGCGTGATGTCGGACTCTCCCGTACCCAGGCCAAAGCATTCATGGCCGGGGGCTATGGCGCACTGTCCCTGCGCGACGCTGAGGATGTGGGCTCTGCACTGAATGCACTGAAAAATCTGAACTTCTAATCAGGAGAAATACGATGGCGGTTGATATTAAAGATGTCGAACAGGTCGCGCAGGAGCTGCAGCAGAAGTTTGACGACTTCAAAGCAAAGAACGACAAGCGCGTGGATGCGATTGAGCAGGAAAAAGGCAAGCTTGCCGGGCAGGTGGAAACCCTGAACGGGAAACTCAGCGAGCTGGAAAATCTCAAAAGCGACCTTGAAAAAGAGCTGCTTGAGCTGAAACGTCCGGCAGGTGGAGCGCAAAATAAACTGGCCACCGAGCATAAAGAGGCGTTTGTGGGCTTCCTGCGTAAAGGCCGTGAAGACGGTCTGCGCGATCTGGAGCGTAAGGCATTGCAGGTGGGTACCGATGAAGACGGTGGCTACGCCGTGCCGGAAGAACTGGATCGCAACATTCTTAACCTGCTGAAAGATGAAGTGGTGATGCGTCAGGAAGCCACGGTGATCACCGTTGGCGGTTCCGACTACAAAAAACTGGTGAATCTGGGCGGTACGGCTTCCGGATGGGTGGGGGAAACGGATACGCGATCCCAGACTGCCACCTCCAGACTGGAGCTGATTGAACCTCTCATGGGGGAAATCTACGGCAACCCGCAGGCTACCCAGAAAATGCTGGACGATGCCTTCTTCAACGTGGAGGCCTGGATCAACAGCGAGCTGGCAACCGAATTTGCCGAACAGGAAGAAATTGCCTTTACCTCAGGCGATGGCACCAAGAAGCCGAAAGGGTTCCTGGCGTATGAATCCACTGATGAAACCGACAAGGTCCGGGCGTTCGGCAAACTTCAGCATATTGTATCCGGCGAAGCGACCGCGGTGACTGCAGACGCCATTATCAAACTGATTTACACGCTGCGTAAGGCACACCGCACTGGCGCGAAGTTCATGATGAACAACAACAGCCTGTTTGCCATCCGTCTGCTGAAAGACACCGAGGGTAACTATCTGTGGCGTCCGGGGCTGGAACTGGGGCAGCCGTCCTCTCTGGCGGGTTACGGTATCGCTGAAAACGAACAGATGCCGGATATCGCCGCTGATGCGAAAGCCATTGCATTTGGTAACTTCAAACGGGGTTACACCATCGTTGACCGTATCGGCACCCGCATTCTGCGTGACCCGTACACCAATAAACCGTTTGTCGGTTTTTATACCACCAAGCGCACCGGCGGGATGCTGGTCGATTCGCAGGCCATCAAACTGCTGAAGATTGCAGCGGCGTAATCACTCAGGGGCGTGGAACCGCGCCCCCTGTTCTGACGGGTGAAGAATCATGATCCTGAAACAAGATCTGAAATGGTCACCGGACGGTATGCGTGTTGAGGTCATTCGGGCCGGTGAGTATGACGACGGGGCGCTTCCTGCCCGGGTGCAGGAGATTGCACTTCAGGCCGGGTTAGCAGAGCGCGGAACCAGTGCAAAAAGCAGTAAAGCGGCAAAAGAGAAAAAAGCCACGACCAGTAAAGAGGGCTGAGTATGCTTCTGACAATGGAAGAGATTAAAGCCCAACTCCGGCTGGATGAGGATTTCGATGCTGATGACCGCCATCTGCAACTGCTGGCCTGTGCGGCGCAAAAGCGGACGGAAACGTATCTGAACCGGAAGCTCTATGCTCCGGATGAAACCATTCCGGACAGCGATCCGGACGGGCTGCACCTGCCGGATGATATTCGTCTGGGGATGCTGATGCTTATCAGCCATTTTTACGAAAATCGCTCGTCGGTTACAGACGTTGAGAAAATGGAGTTGCCAATGAGCTTTAACTGGCTTGTCGGCCCGTACAGGTATTTCCCGCAATGAAAATTCGTCAGGCGCAGACCAGCGCAACCTACATTCTGCCGGACCCCGGTGAACTGAATAAACGCGTCCTGATCCGCCAGCGGGTGGATATGCCCGCGGATAACTTTGGCGTGGAGCCTCAATACCCGGTTGCGTTCCGGACATGGGCGAAGGTTGTCCAGACCAGTGCCACCACCTGGCAGGAAACCGCGCAGACCGGGGACGCCATCACCCATTACATCACCATTCGTTACCGCCGGGGGATCACCGCTGATTATGAGGTGGTCTGCGGTGACAGTGTGTACCGGGTGAAACGTCAGCGCGATCTGAACGGGGCGCGGCGCTTTCTGCTGCTGGAGTGTACGGAGCTGGGCGAATGTAGGCAGAGTCACGGAGGCAACAATGACGACTTCCTTTTTGCACGTTGATGTTCAGCAGCCCGCGGAGATGCGCTTTAACCGCGCCCGTGTCCGGCGGGCGTTTGTCACGATTGGTCAGCGTCATATGCGTGATGCCCGTCGGCTGGTGATGCGCCGTGCGCGGTCGGCACCGGGTGAAAACCCCGGTTATCAGACCGGACGCCTGGCTCGTTCGATTGGTTACATGGTACCCAGAGCCAGTAAACATCGCCCTGGTTTTATGGCACGTATAGCCCCTAACCAGCGTAATGGAGAGGGAAACCGCCGTATCACCGGTGATTTTTATCCGGCTTTTTTGTTCTATGGCGTGAGGCGAGGGGCAAAGCGTCGTCGCAGCCATCATCGTGGTGCATCCGGTGGCAGCGGCTGGCGACTGGCTCCACGTAATAACTTCATGGTGGAAACGCTTGAAAAGAACCGCAGCTGGACACGCTATTTTCTGGCGCGGGAATTGCGTAAATCACTGAAGCCGGAGCGACGACACAGATGAAACTGACGCCTGTTATTGCTGCGCTGCGTGCCCGCTGCCCGTATTTTGAGAACCGGGTGGCAGGCGCGGCACAGTTCAAAAATCTGCCGGAGGTCGGAAAGCTGAGACTCCCGGCGGCGTATGTGGTACCGGGGGATGATTCTCCGGGAGAAAACAAAAGCCAGACCGACTACTGGCAGGAGCTGAAAGAGGGCTTCTCCGTGGTTGTCATACTGAGTAACGGGCGTGATGAGCGCGGTCAGTTTGCTTCGTATGATGTGGTGGACGATGTCCGGCAGATGCTCTTTAAGGCCCTGCTGGGCTGGAACCCGGAAGCGTGCGGTAACCCGATTAACTATGACGGCGGCACGCTGCTGGATCTGAATCGTCATGAGCTGATTTATCAGTTCGATTTTTCGATCATCAGCGAGCTGACCGAAGACGATACCCGCCAGCAGGATGACCTGAACAGTCTGGATGAACTGCGAACGCTGGCGATTGATGTTGATTATCTCGATCCCGGTAACGGGCCTGACGGCGATATCGAACATCACACCGAAATAACCCTTCCTTCCTGAGGATCCTCATGTTTGTCAAACCTGTTAAAGGGCGGTCAGTGCCTGACCCTGCCCGCGGCGACCTTTTGCCCGCCGAAGGGCGAAATGTTGACGAGAACAACTACTGGCTGCGCCGTGAAGCAGCGGGTGATATCCGGCGCGTGAATAAAAAGGTGAACACCGATGACGATAAGCTTTAACACCATTCCGTCGAATACGCTGGTTCCGCTGTTTTATGCGGAAATGGATAACCAGGCTGCGAATACTGCACAGGACAGCGGAGCATCGCTGCTGATTGGTCATGCCAATAACGGTGCAGAGATTGTTGCCAACAGTCTGGTGCTGATGCCGTCGGCAGACTATGCACGCCAGATTTGTGGTGCGGGAAGTCAGCTGGCGCGTATGGTCGAGGCTTATCGCCAGACCGACCCGTTTGGTGAGCTGTATGTGATTGCCGTTCCGGAAGCCACAGGCGCGGCGGCAACGGTTACGCTGACGGTGACCGGGGAAGCAACCGAAAGCGGCACGGTGAATGTCTATGTGGGACGTACCCGCGTGCAGGCTCCGGTGACCAACGGCGATAACGTCACGACGATTGCCGGCAGTATCCAGGATGCCATCAATGCCGTTCCGGCCCTGCCGTTTACGGCTTCATCTTCGGCAGGTGTGGTCACACTGACCGCGCGTCATAAGGGGCTTTGCGGGAATGAAATTCCTGTCAGCCTCAATTACTACGGCTTTGGTGGGGGCGAAGTGCTGCCAGCGGGCGTACAGATTGCCGTGGCGACGGGTACCGCCGGAACGGGTGCTCCGGTTCTCACCGGCGCGGTGGCTGCAATGGCGGATGAGCCGTTTGATTATATCGGCCTGCCGTTCAACGACACGGCCTCCGTTAACACGCTGGTGACCGAGATGAACGATACCAGCGGTCGCTGGAGCTATGCGCGTCAGCTGTATGGTCATGTGTATACGGCAAAGATCGGCACGCTGTCAGAACTGGTGACCGCAGGTGACCAGTTTAACCAGCAGCACATTACCCTGGCGGGGTACGAAAAAGAGACCCAGACGCCTGCCGACGAACTGGCGGCAAGCCGTACCGCCCGCGCAGCGGTGTTTATTCGCAACGATCCGGCACGTCCCACGCAGACCGGTGAGCTGGTGGGTATGCTGCCTGCGCCGAAGGGGAAACGGTTCACGATGACCGAACAACAGACCCTGCTGTCTCATGGCGTGGCAACGGCGTATGTCGAAAGCGGGGTACTGCGCATTCAGCGTGATGTCACCACGTACAGGAAAAACGCTTACGGGGTTGCGGATAACAGCTACCTCGACAGTGAGACGCTGCATACCAGCGCGTATGTACTGCGCAAACTGAAATCCGTCATTACCAGTAAGTACGGGCGTCACAAGCTTGCCAGTGACGGTACCCGCTTTGGTCCCGGTCAGGCGATTGTCACCCCGGCGGTGATCAAAGGGGAACTGCTGGCAACCTACCGTCAGCTTGAGCGTGCGGGGATCGTGGAAAACTACGAACTGTTTAAGCAGTACCTGGTTGTGGAGCGTGATGCCAGCGATCCGAACCGCCTGAACACGCTGTTCCCGCCTGACTATGTTAACCAGTTGCGTGTCTTTGCCGTGGTTAACCAGTTCCGTCTTCAGTATTCAGAGGAGTCTGCATAATGGCCCGTATCGGGGGAACCTGTTATTTCAAAATTGACGGTCAGCAGCTATCGCTGACCGGCGGCATTGAGGTGCCCATGAACAGGACGGTCAATGATGACATCATCGGCCTGGACGGTTCAGTGGACCGCAAGGAAACTCACCGTGCGCCCTATGTCAAAGGGACCTTCAAGGTGCCGAAGAATTTTCCGGTGAGCAAAATCACCTCGTCTGATGAGATGACCATCACTGCCGAGCTGGCGAACGGTCAGGTCTATGTACTGTCGTCTGCCTGGCTGCACGGCGAAGCGAACCATAATGCCGAAGAAGGCACGGTTGATCTTGAGTTCCACGGTGAAGAAGGGGATTACCAGTAATGAAAGAGCTTGAGTTAAAGAAACCGATTACTGCTCATGGCGAGACACTCTCCGTACTGGAGTTTGATGAGCCCACCGGGAAAGATGTCCGCGAGCTGGGGTATCCCTACCAGATGAATCAGGATGAGTCAGTCAGACTTCTGGCGCATGTGGTATCGAAATACATTGTGCGGCTGGCGAAAGTGCCGCAAAACTCTGTCGACCAGATGTCTCCGGCAGACCTGAATGCTGCGGCGTGGCTTGTGGCTGGTTTTTTCCTCCAGGCCTGACGGCTGAATACCTCACTGATCGCTTCTTTGACTGCGCCAGTTACTGGCGCATTAATCCCTTCGAATTGCTGAATATGCCGATCAGTGAAATTCCCTTGCTGGTCAGTCAGGCAAACAGGATAGAGCAGGAGAAACGCACACATGGCTGAATTTGAGCTTAAGGCGTTGATCACCGGTGTCGACAGACTTTCTCCCGCGCTGTCGAAAATGCAAAAGAAAATCCGGGGATTTAAACGCCAGGCGGAAGAAGCATCACAGGGTGGGCTGGCGCTTGGTGGCGGACTGGCAGCGGGTCTGACGCTTTCCCTGAAATCTTATGCCGATCAGGAAAACGCCGCCACCGGGCTGAAAGTCGCCATGATGGATGCGAACGGCGAGGTCGGAAAGAGCTTTCAGGACATCAATAAACTGGCTATTGGCCTGGGTAACCAGCTACCCGGTACAACGGCTGATTTCCAGAACATGATGCAGATGCTGGTGCGTCAGGGGATCCCGGCAGAAAATATTCTTGGCGGTGTGGGTAAAGCGACAGCTTATCTTGCGGTACAACTGAAAAAAACACCGGAAGCGGCTGCTGAGTTTGCTGCAAAGATGCAGGATGCTACCGGAACGGCGTCAGAAGACATGATGGGGCTGTTCGACACTATCCAGAAGGCGTTTTATCTGGGCGTTGACGATACCAACATGTTGTCCTTCTTCACTAAAACCAGTTCTGTTCTGAAGATGGTGAACAAGGACGGTCTTCAGGCTGCACAGAGCCTTGCCCCCATCAGCGTCATGATGGATCAGATGGGGATGAACGGGGAGTCGGCAGGTAATGCCCTGCGAAAAGTTATCCAGTCCGGATTAAGCGTTAAGAAAATCAGGGGCGTTAATAAAGTTATGGCCCGCCAGAAACTCGGGGTACAGCTCGATTTTACTGACGGCAAAGGGAGTTTTGGCGGTCTTGATAACATGTTCAGGCAACTGGCAAAGCTGCGAAAACTGACCGACGTTAAGCGAACCGGTGTACTTAAGGCAATATTTGGTGATGATGCCGAAACCCTTCAGGTGGTCAATGCTCTGATCGATAAAGGAAAGGATGGTTACGATCAGATCCAGCAGAAGATGAATAAACAGGCCAGCCTGAATAAACGTGTTCAGGCCCAGCTTGGTACGCTGTCCAACCTGTGGGAGGCAATGACGGGGACCGCAACTAACGGCCTTGCGGCTATTGGCGGCGCATTTTCTGGTGACGCCAAAAATATCACGCAATGGCTGGGGGAGTTAGGGGAAAAATTCACGAAGTTTGCGGATGAAAATCCCCGGGTTATTCGCGGCGTCGTCGGGCTTGCTGCCGGTCTTGCGATTCTGAAACTGGGATTGATGGGCGTGGGCAGTGCCATCAGTATCGTCAGCAGGATCATGTCGATGACGCCGATTGGCATGATTGCGACGGCGATAGCCCTGGCTGCGGGATTAATTATCACTAACTGGGATGTTGTCGGACCTTATTTTAAGAAGCTCTGGGAAACCATTAGTCCTTATTTTGAGGCTGGCTGGGAACTTCTGAAGAAGGTTTTTGCCTGGTCGCCGCTGGGGATGGTGATCAATAACTGGGGACCGGTTGTTAAGTGGTTTCAGGATATGTGGGATAAGCTGAAGCCGATTATTGAATGGTTTACCGACAGTTCCGGTGACACGGTCGATGCCATTAACTCGGCGCAGTGGGGCGCGGGTGCTTATGATGCTTATGGGACGGGAATACCGCCACGGGGATACACTCCTTATCCGGAGGTGGATCCGGCTCAGGCAAACAACGCCTCCGGTGCCACAGGTCCGAATCCCTTCATGATTAATAAAGCTACCGCGCCAAAAGTTGATGGTGAGATCAAGGTATCATTTATAAATATGCCACCAGGTATGCGGGTTACGGAAACACGCTCCAGTGGCATTGATATAAATCACGATGTTGGCTATACCCGATTTTGGTAGCCAGGATTCCCCTCACAGGTATTGCTGGTTGTAAGTCATAAATAGAGTGATAGAATTAATGCACATTTAGAAAAATGTTAATAGGCGAAAAATGAAAGGCTATATCACAGCAAGTGTAATTCTTGGAGCAGCGGCTATTTTTTCATCTCTCATAATCTCTGGCAACATCTCCTTTAAAGATGAACATATTATTCAGTTATCTGGAGGAGCCATAAAACTTGGTGATGTTTATAAAGAAAATAAATTGATAAGTGCAAAGATTATTTTTCCAGATAATCAGGGTGAACAGATTCTTGTTGTCGACGGCAATCCTGAAAACTTTAAGGAGGATTTTCAGGAGAAATTAAATAAAGTAATAAAAACTTTAAATGCGTCAAAGAAAAAAGATGAAGAGAAAGTTAGCCTAGATAATTTAAGTGTTATTGAAGAGTCTAAACTAGAGCTCGTTTCTGCGGTGCGTTACTCTGCTCAGTATGTTCCTATGTTTACTCTGACGCTGGACAAAAAAGAAATTACCATGCCTAAAAATACGGTAATATTTCCATTTGCCAGCGATGAAACAGCTAAGTATTTAAATGAACAACAGCAAAAGTATAAAGATTCGTTGTTTCTGACTCGCTAATTAATAAAATTCATTACAAGGCCACCTTCTAATAGGTGGCTTTTTAATTTTCGGAGTATATATGACGTGGAAAGACAGGCTTCAGGACGCGTCATTTCGCGGCGTGCCGTTTAAGGTTGAAGAAGAAAGTGCGGGAACCGGTCGCCGTGTGGAAACACATGAATACCCGAACCGCGACAAACCCTATACCGAAGACCTGGGGAAAATCACTTTTCGCCCGTCCATCACGGCTTATGTGGTGGGAGATGACTGCTTTGACCAGCGCGATCGCCTGATTGAAGCGCTGAATAAACCAGGTCCCGGCACGCTTGTCCACCCGACATATGGTGAGCTGAAAGTCTGTGTTGACGGGGAAGTTCGGGTCAGCACATCGAAAAGTGAAGGGCGTATTGTCCGCTTTGACCTGAAGTTTGTCGAAGCAGGAGAACTCTCTTACCCCACATCAGGTGCGGCGACGGCGCAGACGCTGATGTCATCCTGTTCTGCACTGGATGACTGCATCAGTGACAGCTTCAGCGGTTTCAGTATCGATGGTGTGGCGGATTTCGTGCAGAACGACGTTATCGGTAATGCCAGCATAATGCTGGGGTATGTTTCTGATGCGATGAAAGTGGTGGATTCTGCCGTATCGGATGCCGCCAGGCTGTTGCAGGGGGATATCTCGGTACTTCTGCCGCCGCCATCGTCAGGCAAAAATTTCGTTGAGCAGGTGCAGAAAATGTGGCGTACCGGGAAACGCCTTTATGGTAACGCCAGCGACCTGGTCACCATGATCAAAACGCTTTCTTGTGTCAGCCTCGGCAGCGATTTGCAACCGCGCGGCGTCTGGAAAACGGACAGTAAAACCACCGCCACAGCGACGCAGCAGCGTAACATGGTTGCCAGCACCCTTCGTACGACTGCAATCAGCGAAGCGGCGTATGCCGTTACCCGATTGCCTGCGCCAACAACTTCTGCGGTGATGCAGAATGCCGCAGTGGGGCAGTCAACAACACCCGCGCAGAGCTCCGGCTGGCCTGCCGTCACGCATCCGGTGCTGAACAATGCACCGGCGGTAAAAAACACGGTTGACCTGCCAACGTGGGAAGAACTGACCGACATTCGCGACACACTGAATACGGCAATTGATAAGGAGTTGTCCCGTACAACCAGTGATGCGCTGTTTCTGGCTCTGCGCCGGGTGAAAGCAGATCTGAATGCGGATATCAACACGCGCCTTGAACAGTCTGCTCGGATCATTCAGCGCACGCCGGATGAGGTTTTACCCGCGCTGGTGCTGGCGGCGACCTGGTTTGATAACGCGGCGCGTGACGCGGACATTATCCGGCGTAATGCCATTACGCATCCCGGCTTTGTGCCGGTGATCCCTCTGAAGGTGCCAGTGCAATGAACGACAATGTCACGCTACGGGTAAATGGCCGGGAGTGGAATGGCTGGACATCGGTGCGCATCGGTGCCGGTATTGAACGGCTGGCGCGGGATTTCAGCGTGGAGATCACCCGCCAGTGGCCGGGAGATGAGGGTATCACCACGCTTCAGCCGCGCATTAAAAATGGTTCAAAAGTGGAAGTGCTGATTGGTGATGAGCTGGTGATCACCGGCTGGGTGGAGGCGACCCCCGTTCATTACGATGCCCGTTCGGTCAGCACCGGTATTGCCGGACGTAGTCTGACTGCTGACCTGATTGACTGTGCAGCCGAACCGACACAGTTTAACGGACGATCGCTGGTACAGATTGCGCAGGCGCTTGCTGCGCCTTTCGGCATTGAGGTGGTGAACAGCGATGCGCCGTCGGGTGTTATTCCGGATGTCCAGCCTGATCACGGTGAAACGGTGATCGAGGTGATCAACAAAATACTCGGTCAGCAGCAGGCGCTGGCTTATGACGACCCGCACGGCAGGCTGGTGATTGGTGGTATTGGCTCAACGCGGGCACATACCGCGCTGGTACTTGGGGAAAACATCCTTTCCTGTGATACGGAGAAGAGTATCCGGGAGCGGTTTTCAGTTTACCAGGTAGCGGGGCAGCGTGCCGGAAACGACGATGATTTCGGTGAGGCCACCACCACCGCGCTGCGGGCCCGCACAGAGGATGCATTTATTGCCCGTTACCGTCCGATGTATATCAGGCAGACAGGGCAGGCTACGGGGGCAGGCTGTATTGCGCGTGCTGACTTTGAAGCCCGACAACGGGCGGCGCGGACGGATGAAACCACCTATGTGGTGCAGGGCTGGCGACAGGGTAACGGTACGCTGTGGCAGCCCAACCAGCGGGTGATTGTCTTCGATCCGGTCTGTGGTTTCGACAATACCGAACTGCTTGTCTCGGAAGTCACGTTTACTCAGGACCAGAACGGCACCCTGACGGAAATCCGTGTCGGCCCACCTGATGCTTATCTGCCTGAACCCGAAGCCCCCGGCGCGCGGAAAAAGAAAAAAGCCAGAGTACAGGAGGATCCGTTCTGATGAGGACGATTGAAGCCATGCAGCGACAACTCCTCGGCCTGATTGGGCGGGCCGTGGTGAAAAGCATCAGTGCCGCCACGAAATGTCAGACCGTGGATGTGTCCCTGATTGCCGGTGAACCCAAAGCCGGGGTTGAGCATCTTGAACCCTACGGTTTTACCGCAAGGGCAAACAGCGGTGCGGAAGCGGTGGTGTTGTTTCCGGATGGCGACCGTTCTCATGCGGTGGTTGTTACGGTGTCGGACCGGCGCTACCGCCTGAAAGGGCTGCAGACGGGTGAGGTGGCTGTCTATGACGATCAGGGGCAGTCCGTGATGCTGACCCGGGAGGGGATCGTGGTGGACGGTGCAGGTAAAACGATCACGTTTCGCAATGCACCTGAAGCACGTTTTGAAATGGACCTGGAAGTGACAGGACAGGTGAAAGACCTGTGCGACTCCGGCGGCACCACCATGTCAGCGATGCGGCTTGCCTATAACGGGCATCGTCACAGAGAGAACGGTCAGGGCAGTAACACCGACAAACCTGATAAAGCGATGGAGGCATGATGGAACTGTGGCTGACGGTGAACGGTAAACGCACCTGCGCCAGCGCACCGCTGGATCCGCTGACCCGCGCCGTGGTGATTTCCCTGTTTACCTGGCGGCGGGCGGAGCCTGATGACAACGCCGACGTCCCGATGGGATGGTGGGGGGATACCTGGTCTGCGGTACAGAATGACCGTTACGGCTCCCGACTGTGGCTGCTTCAGCGCAGCAAACTGACCAATCAGCTGGTGCAGACGGTAAGGGGGTATATCCGCGAATGCCTGCAATGGATGATTGATGACGGCGTGGTGTCCCGTATTGATCTGGATATCCGCCGCACCGGGATTAATGAACTGGGTAACAGTATCACCCTCTGGCGTCGTGACGGACCGGTAATGATTTCTTTTGATGATCTGTGGAGTGCGATAACGCATGGCGGACAGTGAATTTCAGCGCCCGACGCTGGCAGAAAATATCAGTATGCTCCGTAACGATTTATTCGCCAGGCTGGACGTCAGCGACACGCTCCGGCGCATGGATGAAGACGTGCGGGCAAAGGTGTATGCGGCGGCGCTGCATACGGTTTACGGTTACATCGATTATCTGGCAATGAACATGCTGCCTGACCTGTGCGATGAGTCCTGGCTGGCGCGACATGCTGCGATGAAACGGTGTCCGCGCAAGGGAGCCACGGTTGCCAGTGGGTATATGCGCTGGGAAGGTGTCAGCGATGGCCTGAAGGTGACCGCCGGGAGTGTTATTCAGCGCGATGACCTGGTGCAGTACACGACAACTGACGATGCAACCAGCTCCGGTGGTGTCCTGCGCGTGCCGATCGCCTGCTCAAGTGCAGGTGCGGTCGGTAATGCTGACGACGGTACGGCATTAATCCTGGTCACGCCGGTGAATGGTCTGCCGTCTTCCGGTGTGGCTGACACCCTGACAGGCGGATTTGATACTGAAGAGCTGGAAACGTGGCGCGCCCGCGTCATTGAGCGGTATTACTGGACGCCGCAGGGCGGGGCTGACGGGGACTATGTTGTCTGGGCTAAAGAAGTGCCCGGCATTACCCGCGCATGGACATACCGTCACTGGATGGGAACGGGAACTGTCGGTGTGATGATTGCCAGCAGTGACCTGATTAATCCCATTCCGGAAGAATCAACGGAAACGGCGGCAAGACAACATATCGAGCCACTGGCCCCGGTGGCAGGCTCTGATTTGTATGTGTTCAGGCCGGTGGCACATACGGTGGATTTTCATATCCGTGTGACGCCGGACACACCGGAAATACGGGCTGCCATCACCGCGGAGTTGCGTTCGTTCCTGCTGCGTGATGGTTATCCGCAGGGAGAACTGAAGGTATCGCGTATCAGTGAGGCGATTTCCGGTGCGAACGGGGAATACAGCCATCAGTTGCTTGCACCGGCAGACAATATCTCCATTGCAAAAAATGAACTGGCGGTACTGGGGACGATTTCATGGACGTGACAAACGATGATTACATCCGTCTGTTGTCAGCACTGTTGCCCCCCGGTCCGGCGTGGTCAGCCAGCGATCCGGCGATTGCCGGTGCGGCACCGTCATTAACCCGCGTTCATCAGCGTGCGGATGCCCTGATGCGGGAGCTGGATCCGCGCACCACCACTGAACTGATAAACCGCTGGGAGCGTCTGTGCGGTCTGCCGGATGAATGTATTCCCGCAGGGACACAGACCCTTCGCCAGCGTCAGCAACGGCTGGATGCGAAGGTTAACCTGGCGGGCGGCATCAACGAGGATTTTTATCTTGCACAGCTTGCTGCCCTGGGCAGACCAGATGCCACCATCAAGCGATACGACAAAAGCACGTTCACCTGCTCATCGGCCTGTACTGACGCTGTGAACGCGCCTGAATGGCGGTATTACTGGCAGGTCAACATGCCAGCCGCCACCAACACCACCTGGATGACATGTGGCGATCCCTGTGATTCCGCACTGCGTATCTGGGGCGACACAGTTGTCGAATGTGTGCTTAACAAACTCTGCCCGTCGCATACCTACGTAATTTTTAAATATCCGGAGTAATCCATGCATCGTATAGACACGAAAACCGCGCAGAAGGATAAGTTCGGCGCGGGTAAGAACGGTTTTACCCGTGGTAACCCCCAGACCGGCACGCCTGCCACCGATCTGGATGATGACTACTTTGACATGTTGCAGGAGGAGCTTTGCAGCGTGGTGGAGGCATCCGGTGCCAGCCTGGAGAAGGGGCGGCACGACCAGCTGCTTACCGCGCTTCGTGCGCTGCTGTTAAGCCGCAAGAATCCGTTTGGCGATATCAAATCGGATGGCACGGTGAAAACGGCTCTCGAAAACCTTGGTTTGGGAGAA